GAGATCCAAGATGCCTACACAAAGCGCATCCAAGTTGGGCTATTTTATCGTAATGTTTAGACTGCTTTTTTTTGCTGCCACGCACGATGCACAGCTCCCTCTAGTATGTCTGCGGCTTGATCGCCACGTTTAGTCCTAATCCTGCCCAAGTAGGCAGTACGAGACTTTTTGTCTTTTAGACCTAATACATGGCGAGCCTCACACTCTAGCCGCCAAGCCTCCGAGTTCTTGTCTACAGGTGTGTCATCCATTCCGAAGCCATGTCCCTGCGTGGTGTAAACGGTTTCCTAGCTTCTAACAACCTTTCTTGTCTGCGCTCCGTGGCGTACTTTATAGGCGGTTTGGCAGCATCCGGCTCATTGCCGTACATATACATAGGTCTAAGGCAATTACGCTTGTCAGGCTTGTATGCTGAAATATAAACGATATTGTCTCGATGTAACTTGCGGATAATCTCTTGAATGTGGCTTGGCCCGAGATCAAAGTGCATGGACACTAACTCGCAATTAACGCCATCGTTATCTTTTATGATTTGCAAAACTCGTGAAGTGGTGGGATTCATAGGCAAGTAGTCATGCATCCGGCAGGTGTGCAGCAAGTGGTGCATACGGTTACTTTGTAGCCGTTTACAAAGGTAGACGAGAAGCACCGAGCGTAGGCTGTGGTGCTGGATACTATTAGTGCTATGGCTAGTATTGTTTTCATTACTCTTCCTTGTGTAAGTGATAAAACTGCATAACCTTTTCTATGTACTCGCTAAACTGTTCTTTCGTAAGCTCTGCCGTACTAGGCTCGGCTTCCACGATGTGCCCGTAAGGTAACTCGATAATGCGTCCAGGCAGGAATCTTTCCTTAAAATACTTGTGCCAAACCATCGGCAAATACTGCTTCCCGTCTATCTTTACCCTGTCTGACAGGTCGTGCAGGGTAGCCCAATACAAAGCGTTTTGATCCTTTGTACGGCTAGGCTCTCGTATCTCTACTACCCAACCATCCGGTGATATGGATATAATGTGCTTAACCCTAGACCTGTCTGCGGTAAGGGTAAACTTTACTCTCTCCATTTAGCCTTCCCCACCATCTCGCCATCTTCCCGTATGAATCGGGCCAAAGGTTTTTCGCATCTGTACTCCTTTATCATCTTTGCTTGATAATCCGGTGTACAGTCCGAGCATACCCACGAGCCGCCTGGGTGCGCTATCTTAGCCGCTGATCTCCACAGCTTAAACTGCTCGTCTGAATCAAAGCACATTGGTCTAATCATTTGTCTCGCCTAACGCTACGGCAATTTCCGCAAAAAGTTCTAGTGGATATTCAAGCTCAAATTCATCACACAGTAGAGCAATAAACTCTCTGCACCCTCCGAGCAATTCTTGCATCTCCGAGGTTCTCATCTCAACTTATCACCCTTTTGGCATCTGTCGTTAAACTCGCAATCCCGAGGGCTGATACAAGATGTACACACATTGTCATTATGTAGGATTGACTGCAATATGCTGATAGCCGCCTTAATGTCTAGCTTGCTACCCAATTGCAAAAATTCAAGCGCTGTTTTTATCTTGTCTGCTTTGTCCACGATTCCTCCTCCGTATACGTCTCAATTAACTTATCTAGATAATGCCTAGCTTTTTGTAAATCTTCTAGCCCGTGTTTACCCTTATATCGGGTTACATACTTTATTATGTTTCCCTCTAAATAGCCTAGATTGTTTTTAACTATGTAATCCCAAGGCTCGATAGTTAGCCTGTAATGTGTGCCGCCCACCTGCATATCGTTAGCTACTTTTGGGTAATCAATACTAGGCACTCTAACCTCCTTGCATCCTGTTAAATCGTCCGGCTCGTGTCGGGTAAACATATTGTCAGGCGTTAGCCAGCCTATCAAGCGTGGCTCGTATGGGCACTCTATGCAGCTACAAAAGCCTGAGCCGCAATTCTGTGGGCGCTCGCTCATGTGTTCTTCTCCTTGAAAGCATCAATCCCTGCCCTAGCTGCGGCACGATAACTAAAAATTGCTGGCAAATTTGCTTTTTCTAAACCGTGTGCAATTTCAAGCTCCGTCAATCTGACCCATTCTTTGCGTGGTGGTGCGGTGTAGAGTGGTGTTTCGTTTCTACCGTTTGGTTTTCTGCCACACGCCAAAACAAGCAAAGTGCTATCTGCAAGTGGGTTTGCTAATTCTGCACAAGCTGTATCGTGATAAAGATACGCCACAGGCTCTTGCTTCTCTGCTTGCTCTACATATCTAAATCCACTACTAAACTGTTCCAATGTCCATGTACCGTAACTACAATCGTCAAACTTTATATACGGTTCACCCGATGCAGTTGTGAACTGAACTGTTCCGATAGTTTCATCCTCAATACAAATTACTCTGTCACCTTCTTTTGGCAAGCGCATATGAGACTGCTTCTCTGCTTGCTCGATGGCTTGGCGTAGGGCTAAATATTCATCCCTTGTAATCGTTGCCCGCTCGACCTCAATGCTATTTCCAGAAGTAAATTTTTCGCCCAACGCCTCCAACGCTTGCTTCATTGCTTCGATGCTCATGTGTTTTCCCTTGCTCTGATTGCTTTGGCAGCTTTGTCCAAAGTTCCGCTTGCATCGTCTCGTGTGTGTATTCCACTAATATATTGAACAATATCTGTTTGCTCACACAACTTCGCACACGCCTCACGCTCATCTTGGCGCACTAACTCAGCAAAGCGTTCAAGTTGAATCTGATTCCATGTGTATACATCTTCATCTACACCAGCTTGCTCTGATATTTGTCTGTTGTTCATGTCATACTCCTAGTGAAATATTGCTGTATCGCCATTCTTAACAAGGTTAATTGCCTCGCCCAACGCATACGCAATTGCTTCTCTGTCTGACTTGGAATCACCAACACCTTCAATGGCAATGTCAATCTCTCCGTCTGCGTGGTGAGTAATTCTGATGGTGTACTCGACTGAATCGCTCACGCTACACCTCGTTCTGATCGAATAATATTACCCATTGCATAAGACCAGTTTTCTTCCTCACACAACTTCGCACACGCCTCTCTTTCTTCTTGGCGCACTAGCTCGGCAAAGCGTTCGATGTCTCGATAAGACGTTTCAACTACTATGCCTGATTCAATAAACCCTATCCCCGCTTGTTCAGCAAGCTCTTTGATTCGTTCGTTCACGATGCAAGCCTCCACAAGCCGATTTGACTAAACGCATAACCTGCCCAAACCATTCCGGTGCTCATATTGCCCTTGTGGAATTGCTCAATACTTACCCATAGGTAGGCAACTCCGGTCGCTGCGATTAGCCAATGGCTCATGGCCTACCCCTTAAAATGGAATATCTGATTCTTCATCTGCAATGTTTGCAGCACGCTGCCGTGGCTGCTCGTCTTTAGCCTTAGGCTCAAACAGGCTGAACCAACCGTCTGACCCTACAGGAATAGCCTCTAGCTTGAGTGCTAGACCGCCTGTTTTTGTGTTCATAACAATCCCACACTTTAGCCAACGGCGCTTCTCAGCACCATTCTTGTCTGTGTACGATCCGGTACTAGCCATTACTTCGTAAGCGATACTCATTTCATTTTTTCCTTTAAGCCGTTAACGGCGCTATTTACTTCGTCTAAAAACTTAACTACACGGTCTTCCAACTTCTCGATATACTCATCGTCCCTCTCTAAGCGGACAATTAGCATCTGTAAACCATCCGGCAATCGTGGGTCAAAACTTACGAAATCACACCATTTCCGACCTGTAACTGCTAGTTGGCATTGAATTTGGGGAACATACTTTGTCGGTACTTTGTCCTGCATAACATAATCTATATGCGTAGCCGTGTTGGGACACTTGATCTCAATTAGCCCATCCTCTCCTACCAACCCGTCCGGTGAGCACCCAAAGTTAACAATAGTAGGATGGTCTACAAAGGCTATTTGGTCTACAAAGTTACCCGTCTTGACTTCATACTCAGCCCGAGCTAACGGCTCTTGGTCAACTCCCCATTGCATAGCAGCATTGGTAAACGACTCTGTTTTGTTACCCGTAAGCCGCTCTACTACCAAGTCAGCAAGGTAATTCCGATACCCTGCTGTAGTAATGGCTGACATTACATCTGATACCTTGGAGGCCGTAACCTTGCCAGCACGCAAGGCAAGCCATTCCTGACTCCCTTGCTCAATCATTCTGCCACCTTAGCTAGTAACTCTGCCTTACGAGCATCCTTAGCGGCATTGACCTTTGCAAATGCCTCTGTATCGCCTTTAAACAGCTTTACAGCGCTAGAGAAGTGAGTCTTGAGTGAATCTAAGTCCGCAGCAGATTGGATCGCCTTGATTGCTACTTCTACATCTGCGCCTGGCGAGCTATCTATGGCATCGTGCTCCACAATTTCCATAGCCGTAACCCACAAGTATCTGCGGATATAAGTTTGCACAGCGCCTAGGTTTTGGACCTCGTGACAGCCCTTAAGTGCAGCAGAAGACATAGGGCTAGTTATCTCAATTTTGCTATTATCTTCCGTGTCAATAATAGTGAGCGTAGCCATGTCTTGCGTGTAGCTGATAACGCCACACAATTCTAAATGTGCAAATATCTTTTGGATTGCAGGGATAAAGTCCCCAAGCTCAAAGTATTTGTAACCCGCAAACTTGTTATGACCGGACTTTGTAAGAGCCGTGTTTTGCAGGGTTAACCTAGCTTCCATTAGTTTTGTGTAAACGCTCATTTTGCCACCTTGTAGATTCGTGCTTCGATCTTGTCTAGCATCTCGCCAATTGCGGGATCAGGACTGTAGTAAGCCTCGGAGATGGTCTTAAGCAAGTCCATAACAAAGTGCTTGTCGCTCATGTGCTCAGCCCAGAATTCTGCGTCACGGATCGGGTATTTACCGTCTGAGAACGCTTGGACAATGCGGATATTGGTTTCTAGGTTCATAGCAGCTCCAGCACAAACAAAGCGCCAAAGGCAAAGGCAGCAATTGCGTAGAGTTTT